ATACACATACACACACACTACCCTCATGTACAAGGCCTCCCCCGCTAGGGGAGGCCGTCATGTTAACACCACGGCGTACTTTGTGCGCCGTGCACGGACAAGAGCACACCGAACGGTTTCTTCTTTTAAGGTTCCTGCCACGTTCGGCATTCCTGCTGACTGTAGGAAAGAGGATTATAAGGACATGCGACAAGATATTCTTGGCCCGCTTATCCGTCAGCACATTCCCGTTGTGCCTGACGGCAGCCGCAAGAATCTTCTTGCCGCATTCGATAAGCGCTGTAATTTTTACAGCGCAGCTCGACTTCCTCTTGACTACCTTGTCAGCAATGCCGAGTTGCTGCACGCCGTTGCACCTGATGCATGGGATCCGCTGGTTTATGATCGCGAACTTTTCGAGTCGTGGAATTCTCAATTTGACTCCGCCAAACAAGCCCGCCATTTGAAGGCTTATGGCAAAATCTCTGACGCTACTCTCCGTGATTTCACGGACAAGGAGATTTTTGTCAAGGTTGAGGCTTTGCTCAAACGCAACGACCCGGATTGGGCGCCTCGTATCATTTACCAGTCTACGGATCTGCACAACGTGTTGCTTGGCCCTGTCATGTGGCGATGCTGTAAGCGGATGTTTTCTGCATTCAAACAAGATACCCTGTCTGACGTTCAGAGGATGGGGGCTTATGCAGAAGACACGCCCGCTTTGGTCGCCCACATTACTGCCAATTCTCAGCCCGGTTGCATTTATTTGGAATCGGACTTTAGCAGTAATGACATGACTCAGGTCAAGGACGTGCATATGTTGGAGGTTGCTTGGCTCGAGCGCTTCGGCGCTCCCAAGTGGTTGACTGCTCTCATGCTGGTCGCTAATAGCTTTCGTGTTTCCTCTCGGAAGCACCGGGTTAAGGCCAGTATTGAGAATCAGTTACCCACTGGAGCACAATCTACAACGTTTCGCAACACAATGTGGAATCTTACTCTCAATTATGTTTTTTGTCAGCGCACTGGTGCGCGTGGCAGCGTTTTAGCTCTCGGGGATGATATGCTTATGAGGCTGGATAATCCGGTCTTTAAGCGTCTCCGTGACTACCGTCGTTTGTACGAGAACGTCTGCCGCCGTGCGCACATGCGCGCTAAAGTTTTCTGTCATTCCTTTCTTGAGGAGTGCAGTTTTCTTTCCAAACATTTTGTTAGTTTGGATTCTGGTTCCTTTGTCATGGTTCCTTTCCTTGGTAAAGCTGTCGCCCGTTTCAATGTGCGAGCTAGCTCTAATCAGGCAGTTTCTGACGAGGCGTATCTTGCTGGGAAGAGTCTCAGCTACGCTTATGAGTTCAGGTTCTGCCCTGGCTTGCGCGATAAGTTTTTGAAACGGTTCAAGTCCCTTTATGATG